CCGGTGTAAGTGGCAGTGCCTATGTTGAGATCGTCTATTCTGCCAACCCAAGCACAGTAACTGCCAGCGATGATCTGTCGATCCCTGACATCTACGCTAACGCGGTCATGAACTATGTGCTGTACATGGCTTACATGAAGGACGCAGAGTACGCGGGCAATAGCCAGCGTGCTGCTAATCACTATCAGCTCTTCACAGCGTCAGTCACCGGCAAAGCACAGGTCGACTTAATTACCACGCCTAATGCGGAGTCGCGCTCCAACCCTAACTTGACTGCTAGTGGTCAGATGGTAGCTCAGTAAATGGCGATCTTATACGAGTCGCTGCTTCCAGAGCTTATACCCATGGTGCCAGGGTGCCCTGACACGCTGATCGAAAACAATATTCGATCTGCTGTTATAGAACTGTGTGAAAAATCTGGGGTCTATCAGGCTGAGTTGGACCCAGTCACGACTGTCGCGGGGCTATACGAGTACGATCTTGAGCCACCGGCCAACACGGTGGTGCATAAGATTCTCTGGGTGGTTCACAAGGGCAAAGATCTTGAGCCGATCTCAACCAATTTGCTGGAACAGCGCAAACCTAGCTGGCGTGATGCGGATAAGCGCGGCGAGCCTGAGTACTTTGTAAAGCCTTCGCAGGCGCTGTTCTGGCTGGTGCCCGTTCCGAACGAAACCATCGTGTCTAGCACCGTGCTCCGTGTGCAGCTGAAGCCGACGCATACGTCGACAGCATGCGAAAACGAGATCATGGACGATTATCGCGACACGATAATCAATGGAGCACTGTTCCGTTTACTTCGTTTGCCAAGTAAAGAGTGGACGGATTACGCAGGTGCCCAAGTGTACGGCGGGTTGTTTCAGCAAGGCATTCGAGATGCCGAAACAAAAGCGCGACACGGCGACATGCCGATTGCGAGGAAGGTCCGGTATGGAGGAGTTCACCGGTCTTATGGTCTTTCTAGGAAGAAGTATGGACGAGAAATTGCATGAACCCAGACTGGCAGACATTCGTGAAAACTGGAGTTGGGTTAAGGCGGGATTGGAAGAAATTATTGAGGAAGATCCGTTTTTGGATGTCCTCCCTGAAGATGTCTATACAGCGTGTAAAACAGAATCTGCACATCTTTGGGTTACGGATGATGGGTTTGTTGTAACGACGGGCTTGACCGACCCGTATAGCGGTAAGCGGACCTTATTAATCTGGTTTGCGTGGGCGAAGAAGAAAGGCATGAACATTGCGGCCCAGTGTTCGGATTTTTTTGAGCAGGTCGCGGAGGAAGCGGGATTCAGTTTTATCGAAGTGAGAACCCGTTACGAGGAGCTTGGCCGGTACATAGAAGATCACCTTGGGTGGGAAAAAGAGACAGTTGTCTACAGAAGAGATCTGAGAAATGGCTAGTAAACCAAAAGCAGCTGATTACCAACCTAGTGCGGCTGACAAGGCAAACGCATCGGTTGCTATGGCGGAATACCGGTTCTTCAAGCAGAACTACGACCCACTTTTGCAGCAGATGCGCGATAAGTCCATGACCGAAGATTTTTCAGCGACGCTGCGAGGTCGTGCCAACGCTGACACCATGCAAGCCTTGTCGCCGACTGGCTATCGTAGTACTCAAATGAGTGACCTACCCAGTGATATGAACACCGCGTTGCAGGGGCAACTACAACAGGCCAGCGCTGCAGGCAAAGAGATACAGAACACGATGCAGACTAACGTGCTCGGTACGGCGCGAGGACAGGCTGCAGACGCACAAACTGGGATGGCACAGGCAGCGCGGTTGGGTACATCTGATGCACTTGCTAGAGCACAGGCGAAGCAGACTGAAAAGGATGCGTTATACGGAGCAGGGGCGCAGCTTATTACAGCAGTTGGTCTGCAGGGTTACGACAATATGCAAACAAAAGGACTTCAAATGGCTGGAGATGGTATGGGACCGCCTAAAAAGGTCAGCGGGGGTTTCTTCACGCCAGTTGATAAGCAAGGCAAGCCGATTCAAGGGTTTAAAAACAGATTTAAATACGGGACGGGTGGTTAGATGAACGGCTTAGGCAGCTTGACCCCAGAGGAAATAGAGCAAATCAGGCGGAATTATCGCGGGAACTCGGCAGCGTTGCCGACCGTTAGCGATCCCGATAAGGCGTATGCCGATCTTACTCGCCAAGAGTATCTCGACTATGTGACTAACTATCGCGACTTCGAGATGGGTTTGATTGATAAAGCGACGACTGACACAAGCTTAATTGATCAAGCGAGAGAGGATCGCGAGAAAGCATCAGCACTTACTGCGGGAATTGCAGAGCGTAATCGCAGCCGCTACGGCGCTGCGTTGACGCCTATGCAGCAGCAACAACAAGACCGTCGCTTACAGCTCGGTAATACCTTGGGCGGCATACAGGCAGTCAGTGACGCAAAGATCGCACAGCGTGAGTCAAACACACGCTTGCTTTCTGATCTGATCAACATAGGGCAAGGCGTCAACCGCTCAAGTCAGCAACAGCTCGCAGCGTCTGCCGCTAACAAGGTACAGCTGGACAATGCTTATCAGCAGGCGAAGGCAAACTCTAGAGCGCAAACCTACAGCACCATTGGATCATTAGGTGCTATGGCGATCTTTGCGCTCGCGTTTTAAGGGGTAAGTAATGTCAATCGGCCAAGGTGTAGACAGCGCGTTCAACATGTTCCTAGCAATGCAGAGGAACCGGAACGCACGAGCGGATGCAGAACGTGAGTTTGAGTACAAAAAACAATACGACGCCCGCCGTCTAGGTCAAATAGACAAAGAGCTTGGGCAGCGCGATACCGCTTTAGGTATTGATCAGCAAGTTGCTAATACTCAGAGCGGGCGGCTGACTATAGATAAGCAGATAAATGCCCGTGATCAATACAATTTTGAACGAGGTATTTTGCAGCAAGACGCAGCCAGCATACTTGCATTTGGAATCCAAGAAGGTTTTATCGACCCCGTCACAAATCGTCGTACACCGAAGTTTGATGAAGCCTTGAGAGCGGGAGATAAGAGAGCCAGCAATTTTTTAAGCCAGATCCAAAGTAGGCATCCAGAGCGATATGCCGAAGGCTTTGTGCCTGACACATTTGACTTTACGACTAACCCCGGCTCTGTCATTGCTGGTAGTAGCGCTGGGGGTGTGGTTACGAGAAACGCCACAAGTAATGCGAATGATCGAGTAGTGCCTATCGATGTAGACACATTTTTCGGCGGCATAGAGAACGACATCATTGATCTAGTCGGGGACGCGTTAGGCGACAAAGCCTTGAATCTTGTCGCTGCAAAAGGAGCTGCTGGCGAAGCATTGGATAGAGCAGAGGCGCGACAGGCTGAGGAAGAAGCGCAGGCGGTTGCTCGTCAAACGATTGCGCGACAGATCTATGCGACTGGAGGCATAGAAGCTGGAAGAGCGTTCGAAGGAATGGTTACTTCAGCAAAAACTCCCGAAGAGCGAAGGGAGTTGTATACGCAACTTGCAGAAGATTTTGGTTTAGAGATTCCAGAGTTTACGCCTGAAGAAACTGATGTCTCTGGAGTGCCTCAGTTATTTTTAGGGGGGCCAAAATATAAAGGACCGGGCAGCGTTCTTTATTCTGATGGTCGTGAAGGTAACGATTATTACCCCGCAACGGGCGGAGTTGAAAGACAAGTAAGTATTTTTGACAGTGAGTTGGAAAGACTCGACAAAATTCTTGAAGGTGATTTAAGTTCGTCAGCTAGGGACAAATTTGAACAAGATTACGCAGATGTAAGTCAACGTCGGGACGATTTTGTAAATAAAGCAAACAAAAAGCTGTTTGATACTGTCAGTGAAGACTTAGAAAAAGCGAAAACGTCTTTGGAGTCAGCAAGACCCAGCAGAAAGCCTTACTGGGAAGAAAGAATTGCTTTCTTGGAGGGTGAGTACGACAAGTTTGTCAAACTCGGTGTCGAGACTCCTGCGACAAAAACAGATGGTTGGAAGCAATTAGAAGCAAATGTTTTGTCTAGAATCGAAGGCCTGTCTCCTCAAGAAGTTGATGATCTTGTTGACAGAGGCTTGCTGAAGTTTACGCCAGAGATGACTGCTGCATTGCGACAGCGTGCCCAAGAGTTAGAGAT